GGAGAGCCCGCCATTCTCGCCGCAAGAGATCCGCGAGCCAATGGATATATGCCCGTTTACACCACGCTGAAGGCTTTCGAGAGACCGGAAATCAATATCGATGAAGACGAATTAGCTGAAACGACTCAAAGCTTGGTGCAATATTTTGCCACTTGCTTGACCGGAAAGAAATTGGAAGTCCTAACTCTTACAGAATCGCTGAATGGACCATCCAGAATGAAGTATCCTGTTGCAGGATCGCTTGAAAGGTCTTCATCCCCAGGCTTCCCGTTGACCTTCAGGGACAAAACATCCAACAAAAATGCATACCTAGTGCAGAAAGACATTGCCGGCCAACCCCTTTGGCAAATCGCTGACAACGAAGAAGGCGATGAACTTAAGAAAGATATTGACATCATGAGCGCAGTTGTTGGGAGAGGAAAAAGGCCAAATTTGGTTTTCTCCTACTTTCCAAAGGACGAGGTGTTGCCAATGCGTAAGATAACTGAACCCAAGACCCGAGGGATTTTGGCTTCGAACATGCCATACGTTATCCTTTTCAGAAGATACTTTCTTGCATTACATCTCAGATTTCAAGAAATGTTCAGGGATTTGCCAATTAAGATCGGCATTGACTGTCTCAGCTCGGATTGGAACGACCTTGCCAACTACCATCTTAAAGTTGGCAGCCATGGTTTCGATGCGGATGCAAAGTCTTGGGACGCTAGTGTTCCCGTTGTTTTCATGAAGATGGCCTTAAATTTCTGCAATGGCATGTACCAAAAGTTAGACCCTAATTGGACCGCCCACGATGATACCATTAGAACAGCCATTCATGCTTGCACGGAAAAGCCTTACGTTCTTGTCGGAACAGATGTTTTACAGTTGCCCCAGGGCCAGGTGAGCGGTCAACCCGGAACCGCTTTTGAAAATTCATTTGTAAATATATTACTTGTTGTACAGTGTTTCATTAATATCATGAAGTTACACAACCCACATATTGCCAGTGTTTCTGGCTTCTTCAAGCACGTTGCACTTTCCGTTTATGGTGACGACATGATGGTCACCCTTTCCGCCGAGGTTGTTGAGGTTTTCACCATTGACAAATACGCCATTGAAGCGGCAAAATACGGCTTCACCATCACTAATGCCCAGAAGACCGCCGACATTGCTGTTAAGGCCATACCACTTGAAGAACTTGTCTTTTTGAAGCGCCACTTTGTGAACATCAGAGGACAGTGGGCCGGCCCAATCGAGTTGGCTTCCATCGGCAAATCCGTTACATTCATCCGCGGATCAGGAAGTTATTTTCCAAAAAGAGATGAATTGGGGAACATTCAATGGAGAGTTTCCCTCGATTTGGGGTTGATTCGAGCAAATTTCGAGTCCGCTTTACGCGAGCTAAGCTTGCACAGTGAGGATCTGTTCTACACCTACCTTGAAGAGGTGAACAGAGCATTGATAGACGAAGACGAAACGCCTATCTCTGCCGAGTTTCGTGGAATCCAGAAGATCGTTGGGATTTTCTGACTAAGCTCTGAGACATTGTCTCAACTTATGATCTGCTTTGCGAATAAAAGTGCTCAACCCAAATCGTTAATTTTCATTTTCACAATGGCTGTCGCAGGAGTCGATCCCACAATTAATCTTGGCGCGCCTGGTAATGCCACCAACGTCGCTTTTGTCGAACCCGTCATTGAATCCTCTGAAACGAAATCAGAGCAGAGGAAGGAGATTTCCCACACAGGCATCGATCTCGGACTCGATGTAATTTCCAAACAATTCGTTTATACCGGCACCTACACTTGGTCAACCACCGACCAACCCGGAAAGGTGCTTCACGTTTTCCCCATTCATCCCGAAGCTTGTAATAAATACACCGACCATGTTTACCAGATGTTCAATGTGTGGACTGGCGGCCAGAAAGCCAGAATTCGAATCATTGGCACTGCCTTCTACGGAGGAGGCTTGTATTTTGTGCGCATTCCCCCAAATTACACAGTTGAACAAGTTAATGCGATGGACCTTTCATCATACACCGCATTCCCCCACGCCGACATGGACCCGAAAAATCTATCATCCATTGACCTTGATCTCCCTGACTATCGTATTGGCCATTTCCATCAAGGCCCCCTTGAGCTGTCGAATCCCCAATCCTTTGCTGGTTGGCTTGCCATCGTTGTAAATGCCCGCCTTGTGACTCAATCTCCCGAAATCAGTTCAATTGATCTCAGAGTGGAGATGGCAGGAGATTTCCTTTACAAAGTGCCTGGTCCTATTCGTGACCTTCCTTCTGAAGCCACGGGACCTATCTCTGATGCAAACTTGTTCATTCCCAACTTAACCGGTTGCGATGATGCAATGCACGTCATCAACCACACCAACTTGGTTGTTTGCAACGTTGCACAGAACAAGTTTCACAATGGAAACTGTTTCCAAGTCCGTGGAGACACGGGCAAGTTCAATTATTCATACGACAAAGTCACCTTACCGCCCAATAATGATAACTTCTGGGCCACAGAGATAACAGCCGCTCGAAATGCTTACTTTGGAGACGGTTTTCAGCCTGCTCAGAACTACATGACGCTCTTCGATCAGGGAGAGCGCACGATGTCTTCACCAATTTATCTTACTGGGAGCAACAATTGGACGCACTACAATCTTCGCCAGAACGTGACCATCGGAGCAGTCATTATTACCACCGCTGCCAGCGGATCTCCCGAATTTGTCCACCTTCTCAACGTCAATTTTGATGGCGCTGATGCTAAGACCATCTTCAAGTTCTCGCCCGGCGATGGCCCGCTGCCTTCTGCTGCCACTTTCAGTTTTGCCCCCTTCCCCGATAACAGCCCATTCGATTTACAAGAAGTCGCTCCACTGATGAACCCGTTAGAGGCAAACACAACTGGAGAATCCTTTGTTGCCCTCACGACTAACGGACAGAATACAATCAATGCTCAGGCCAGATCTTGGGCTCAGGATTTGAAGAGATTTGCCGGTGAGTGGCCGTCTGGTGCAGCTGCACTATATGACGGATATGACTCAGCCGGAGTTTTAAAACTCAGGCTGAAGCTTCGTGCTGATGGTCATATGTACACAATTGCAACCAATGCATCGTACACATCCACTGTTGAGTCTCTCAAGTTCTCGCAATGGGTTCCAGAGAACCAGCCCATTGTTCCACCACCAGCTCAAGTGGAGGCTTCGATGAGAGCCTTCATGGGTCAGAAGATTGAGAAAGAAATGCGCAAGATGACGCGCAATTTAGCTATCTCCCGCCGTGCGGAATAGCCACGATCTGCTATGCGATAAAACACGAATGGATTTCATGTCATCACTATTACCACCACCAACCCAACAGTCACCTCAAAATGTCAGCCTCTCGCAAGAAAGTCCTGTTTCAACACAGGCCCCCCCGCAGCAGTGTTATTGCACATGCCAGTGCGGTGCCCGAGGAAATGACCCCGGAAGACAGTCCATGGGCCAGTCAAACGGAACCGGATCTGGAGGAATTGATATCGGAC